AGACGTTATTGTATTTGCTGGAGACACTACAGAGTATGAAGTAACTGCAGATGTTGCAGGCACACTTACTATTCAACAAAAAGGTAAGACAGCAACAGACGGACTTGTTGTTGCAGTAGACGGTACATCTACACCAGTTAACGTAACAGTAAGATGGTACTATCATAATGAATTTGATGGTGCACCAGGAACATCAGCACAAGCAACAGCAAGAGGTGGTTCTGGAGATGAAGTTCACGTTATTGTAGTTGACGAAGATGGAGACATCACTGGCACTAAAGGTACAGTTCTTGAGAAATTCTCAAATCTATCTGTAGCAACAGATGCTAAGAAGTCAGATGGACTCGTTAATTACTATGTCGAGCATATCAATCAATATTCTAGATATATCTGGTGGGGTGCTAATCCTGCAAACCTTGATGCTGATGTAGGCGCTATTACTGGATTATTGAGTAATGCGTTTACTCATACTAATCGCGGTCCTAGTTATGCGTCACTATCAGGTGGTGCAAATGATAATGCACCAACAGATGGTGAATTGCAGACTGCTTATACACACTTTGCAAACGATGAACTCTATGATGTTTCACTTATTCCAGTTGGACCTGCATCAGGTGTAGTTGCTAAGTGGGTTGTAGATAATGTTGCAGAAATTCGTAAAGACTGTATGGTATTCTTGTCACCAGAACTTGCTGATGCTACTGGTACAACACCTGCAACTGATATTGTAGACTTTAGAAATGTATCTGCAAACATCAACTCATCATATGCAGTAATGGACTCTGGATGGAAATATCAATATGACCGTTACAGTGATGTATATCGTTGGATTCCATTGAACGGCGATGTTGCTGGATGTTGTGTACGCACAGACTTAGTTGCTGACCCATTCTTCTCACCTGCTGGATTCCAGCGTGGACAGATTAGAAATGCAGTTAAACTAGCGTTCTCACCAAATAAAGCAGACAGAGATACTCTCTATAAGAAGCAAGTAAATCCTGTTGTTTCATTCCCAGGACAAGGCGTTATCTTGTTTGGTGATAAGACAATGTTAACTTCACCATCAGCATTCGATAGAATTAATGTTCGTAGATTGTTCATTATTCTAGAGAAAGCAATTGCAACTGCCGCAAAATTTCAGTTGTTTGAATTTAACGATACTTTCACTAGAGCAAACTTTAGAAATCTTGTAGAACCATTCTTACGCGACATTCAAGGTCGTAGAGGAATTTATGATTTCAAAGTAGTTTGTGATGAAACGAATAATACTCCTGCCGTCATCGATGGTAATGAGTTCAGAGCAGATATCTTTATTAAACCTGCAAGGTCTATTAACTTTATCACACTGACATTCGTTGCAACGAGAACAGGAATCAGTTTCGAAGAGACTGGTGTTTAAGGGATAAATAGGAAGATAATAGGAGCATAAAATGGCAACAATTTCAGACTTTAAATCCCGTATGGTAGGCGGTGGTGCGAGAGCAAACCAATTCAAAGTAACACTCACATTTCCTTCATATGTGAGTGGTGAAGTCGCAGGTGCGGCGGGACGTGATGCAGAATTTCTCTGCAGAGGCGCCGCATTACCTGGTTCTACAATTGGTAACACTCCAGTCAACTATAGGGGACGTGTGGTAAACTTTGGTGGTGAGCGTACTTTCACTCCATGGACTATTACAGTATATAACGATACATCTTTTGCAGTACGCGATGCATTAGAAATCTGGCAAAATGGTATTAACAATCCAATCACAAATAGAGGTAAGGTATCACCTGCACAGTACCTTGTCGATTTAAGGGTTGACCAGTTAGATAGAAACGATGCAATAATTAAGTCGTATATTATCAAAGACGCATATCCTACTAATATTGGTGAGATTGCACTAGACTTTGGTACTAACGATGCAATTGCAGAATTTACTTGTGAATTTACATATCAGTTCTTTGAAAGTCTTGGTGGTCGTGGTGGTAATACTACTACAGACACTACCATTTAAAGACTTATAAGTATTGATATAATATGATTTAGTGGAGAAAACATGGCGGTAAAACTATTTGGATTTGAAATCGGTCGTCCAGGAGATGAGAAGAATTTAAAGCAGGACATAATTCTTCCCTCTCCTGACGATGGACAATCAACAATTGCTGGTGGAGGTGCTTACGGTACTTACCTCAATCAGGATTATTCTGCAAAGAATGAACACGACCTTATTAAAAGATATCGTGAAATTTCAATGTATCCTGAATGCGAAGCGGCGATTGATGATATCATTAATGAAGCAATTGTGTCTGATGAAGATAGACAAGTTGATATCATTTTAGATGACGTTCAGATTTCAGATGCTATTAAGAAAAAGATAAGAGATGAGTTTAAATTTCTTTTGAAGATGCTTGATTTCAACAAGCGGTCTCATGAGTTATTTAAGCGTTGGTATATTGATGGTAGATTATATTTTCATAAAGTTGTAGATACTGCTAATAAAAAAGATGGTATACAGAAACTAAGAATTATCGATCCACGTTCAATTAAGTTTGTTCGTGAAGTTGAGAAGAATGAAAAAGATGCAATATCAAAAGGTATTGGGTCTATCAAAGAAATTAAAGAATATTTCTTATATTCAGAAGGACAAGTCATAGGTCCTACTATGACGTCTTCACAAAATAATGCTGTCGCACTAACTAAAGACAGTGTGAGTTATGTACCATCAGGATTAACTGATTTAAATAATAATATCGTTCTTGGTTACTTACATAAAGCAATCAAACCGGTCAATCAGTTGAGAATGATGGAAGATGCACTTGTTGTATATCGTATTGCAAGGGCGCCAGAGCGTAGAGTATTCTATGTTGATGTTGGTAATCTTCCTAAGATGAAGGCGGAGCAATATCTAAAAGACATTATGAATAACTTTAAAAATAAGTTAGTTTATGATGGTGAGACTGGCGAAGTCAAAGATGACCGCAAGTTTATGAATATGCTTGAAGACTTTTGGATGCCACGAAGAGAAGGTGGACGAGGAACTGAAATCACAACATTAGGTGGTGGACAGAACCTCGGTGAGATTGAAGATGTTGAGTATTTTAAGAAGAAGATGTTCTTAGCACTTAACGTACCACAGTCTCGTATGCAACCTGAGAGTGGATTTCAATTAGGTAGAGCAACAGAGATTAATCGTGATGAGTTAAAGTTTACAAAGTTTGTTGGTAGATTGCGTAAGAAGTTTAATACACTCTTTCAAGATTTACTTAGAACACAGTTGATACTTAAAGGTGTAATGACCGAAGAAGACTGGGAAGTAATTAAAGAAGATATTCGTTATGATTATGTTAAAGATAATCAGTTCTCAGAACTGAAAGACCAAGAAATGTTGCGTGAGCGTATTGCGCTATTACGCGATACTACAGAGTATGTTGGACAATATTATTCTGCCTTGTGGGTTCGCAAGAACATTCTCAAGCAAACAGATGCGGATATTGAGAGCATAAATAAACAGATAACTGCCGAAGCAGAAGTTGCGGCACAAAACCAAGATGGTGAAGAACCTGATGATGAAGGAGACTTTTAAATGAGTGACAATAAAATTAATTCAATGATTGGCGATATTCGCGATAAGAATTTAGTGGATGCTGAAGTTAAGTTTCAGTCAGTTATGAATGATAAAGTTGCAATGCAACTTGCTACTGCGAAAGAAACACTTTCGAAGAGTTTATTCAATGACAACGGACAACTTGATATTGATGCATCGACAGAAAACTAGAAGGTAGATACATGTCATTAACACTCACCCATATCAGACAAACTTTAGATTTACAAGAAAAGGTTAAGGTTGGCGCCGGCGAAAAAATTGTAAAGAACGAAAAGATTGGTCGCAAGAAGAAAATTGAATTTACAATTACATCAAAAGGTAATAAGTTTTATGGTTACTTTGATGGTGAAAAGTATGCAGGTTCATATTCTAATCAAAAAGATGTGGAAAAGATTGCAAAAGAATACTTGCAACTTGTGGGTGAAGAGTTAGAAGAAAATCGCGCAAAGCGCGATGCAATGAGAGCAATGGGACGTAGAGGTGGTAAAGACGCCGCTGATATCGATACTGATGCTACCGATAAAGACAGAGAGCAGGCAGATAAGAATGTAATCGTTCAGTTGCGTAAGGTTATTTCTTTGCGTGGTATGAAACCTGTTGAGTTCTCTAATGGAAAGAAAGTCAAATTAAATCCTAAAGATGCAGAAAAAATTCTGCGTATCTATCAAAATCTTAAACCTGCTTCTAAATTGCAGTTACAGACTTATGTTTCTAAGTCTCCTGAAAACTTTAAGAAAGCAGTATCAGAGTTAAAAGAAGAAGTACTAGACGAAGCACCAAAGATGAAGTATGCTCTTGTTGGAACAGATATGAAAATCTATTCAATGGGTAGTGATGAGCGTGACCTTAAATTGGATCGCAAAAGTCTTGAAAAAAGATTTAAAGATGTTGCACCACTCAAAATGGCAAGACTTAAAACTGCACAAGCAATTGGTGACAAAGTAGATAAGTCGCAACTAAAAGAAGAAACACTTGATGAGGCGTTACCTCCACATCTTGCAAAGTTATTTGACAAAGATGGTAACTTCAAAGACCCTAAGAAGCAAAAAATCTTTGATAGAATGATGGGTGATGGTATTGGTAAAGAGATTGCTCAGAAGATGGGTCGTATTCAGTTTCGTGTACAAGCAGACAGCGCAAAGAAAAAACTCAAAGTATATGTAGACAGCAATGATGAACAAGATGCACAGAGAGCATTAAAAAATCATCCTGCTTATATTTCTGGAGCAATGAGAGTTATTCCTGAAACTTTTAGCGAAGCACTTGAAGAGGGTAAGATGAAGCAATTGCATGACCTTATCTCTCAAGGTAAGTCTGCAAAAGAAATTGCTAAAATGTTAAAACTAGATGTTAAGACCATTCAAGCATTAATGGATGAGACTATTCAGAAGGATTCTATTGTTTCTGAAAAGGTTACACCTTATGTATACAACTCCTTCAGTGAATATGTAGTTACCAATGGTACAAAAGAAGAAACAGACACTTCTACCGTAAAAGAAAGAGCATTGACTAAATTCGAATTAAAGAAGCGCGAGAAAATCGCAAAAGACTTACCTGATGCTGAGTTTAAGAAGCGTTATGGTGATGATTGGATGAATGTTAAGATGGGTACCGCCACTAATATGGCAAAGGGCGAAAGTTAAAACATTATACTGTATAAATATTAGTAAAATAAAAGGGTATTTAAAATGGCAATAG